GTGATGCGCCAAGATTATACATATTCTGTTCGTTTACGATTCTTAAACCACCTGACATTGCCTGCGATGCAAAATTAATCATCTGCGAAATGTGCATCATCTGCTGGTCTTTATTACCCTGACCCAAAGCAACAGATACAGTACAGTCAGCCTTATCATTCCATGCGTCAGGACGTACAGGAATCCACTGGTTTCTAAGCATAACCACTCTCTCCTTATCCTGATTCTTCAGTAGGAGTTCGTATATCGTGATCATCAAGTCTTTTACGCCAGTCTCTGCAAAGTTTCTGGCGATGAGTTCTACGCGACTCTGTGCGGCTGTCATAACAGCGTTGACAGCGGTGGCTGTGGTATGTGACGTCAAGGCGTTCTCATTCATCCCCTGTGACATTCTTGATACACCGGCTCTGGATTCTCTTACCCCGTCCAGATATTCGAGCATCTGGAACGAGTAAGGTTCAAGAGGTGGGGTAGTAAGCGGCATTATAGCGTTAGGAGACTTAACCCTAACTACGCCGCCCGGTCGTTGCGTAAGAAGGTCATCAAGGTTGGCCTGACCCTCTAAGACTGCATAACGCCCGAAGTTCTGGTTATACATATTATCCATGAGGTTACGCATTAGCGTACTCTTCATTAACTGTAAATCCATCACCAAGTCTGCAACCGACATACCGAAAAACTTGTGCGGAATTTTTATCGGCGTAATAGATACGAAAGGAATAGAATCTATTTCATCATTCTGTAGAACATAATTCCCAACTGAACAAACTTTCCTAAGTTCAGCAATCCCGTCATTATTATAATCTGTTTTCAGGAAAGATTCATGCAGCCAATACGTCCTTAAAGCCTCTTCTGTCTGTGATTCACCAAGATTAAAATTTGAACTATCATCGAATTCAAACCTTGCCTGCCTTTCACCAAAGAGTGAGAACTCATCATCTTCGCCAGAACCTAACTCTTCCGGCCCAATATCTTCATCAGGATACATCTCCCTTAATTCAGATAAAGTCTTTTGCACCCTATGACAAACGAATCTTGCATCCTGAATATTTTTAGCATCTCTACTGATAAGGAACTCAGATGGCGGAACATTCTCTATCTTTATCTTGCCATTATAAGCGCTTCTCTTAATAACGACATCGTGAAGCGATCCGCCGCCCATTTCCTGACCATAACCTTCTTGACCACCACCTTCGTAACCTCCCTGACCACCATATTCGGTATGTTCAATAACCTCTACTTCGTCGCTACCGATAAGAGCCATGAAAGACATCTCATCAAGACCGTTGTACTCTTCCCGCTGAGTGTCTTCGTATTCATCCCACCATACTTTAACGATACCATTCTTGGAAAGCAGGGCATCGGTAAACCATGAGTACATAATTTCCCAGCCGGGATTATCCTTTGTGAAAACATAGTTCACATAGTCAGTGGCTTGTTCGGCCATCTGCACATCTTCTGGGCCGTGCGGTGAGAATTTTACCATTTCATCGCCAGATGCAAACACACGCATTAGAGATGGTTTTATCCATTCTATTGTATCCGCTACTGTGGAATCTACAAACTGTGATCTGCCTTCTACTTCATTTCCAAAAGGCTGACCATAGTAATACTCCATAGCCTGCTCACGCTGTCGAGAAATAGTATCACCATAACCTAGAGCGTCTGTAATCTCGCCCCTGATTCTGGCTACTAATTCTTCCTCAGTGATTTTTTCTTTCGCCATTAAATAATTCCGTAGTTCCTGTATTCAACGTCTTTAGTCCACTCTGGGTCTTCACCCGCCATAGCAAAGCGTTGGGATTGAAATGCATATCGTGTTGCTGACATCAGGTCATCCCGCAAAGGAACCACCTTATTATCCTTTCTGTGGTACATTCTGAACTCTTCAAACCAGTCAGAAAGGGTAGAAAATACCTTAAATTTACCAGCCTCTATTGATTGTAACATAGCCATTAAACCTTCCTCTACGCTATTTGAGCCTTTTACAGCGCCCAAGGCAGGTGGATTAGTGAAATGCTCCATCATAAAATTACAACCCAGATTTCTATACTGGTCAGCCAAGCCGGGATTTCCCATGCTATCCCTGCGATTTCCGTCATGCGGGTAGGCTATAGGAATGAAATGAGGTCTTGTCCTGATAATCTCGGCGTGAACTGCTGGTGAAGCCTTAGATGCTCTATAACAGTCGTAAATATAGAACATTTCTTCTTCCCTGTCAATAGCACACCATACTACTGCTGTTGGATGATCCCAACCAAAGTCTATCGCTGCTATTCTGGGCCAATGATTTTCAATACGCATTGGCTCGACCATTACCTTTTCTTCCCCTAATGGAAAGACCAATCCTGAACCAATTGAGGGTCTTCCGTATCGACGCATTTCCCTTTCGTGAGGTGAGTACGACGATAGAATCTGCTCCATCACGGCTTCATTCAGGTGGCCGCGCTTACCCCTCATTGACATGACCTTCTCTGAAGCGTCATCCCATGTAGAGTTTGTCAGGGACTGGCCGGACTGTAGGTTATTCATAAAGGAGGCCACAGTCTCTGTCATCCCAGATTCTGGGGTGAAGGTCATATAAACCATCCCACTTCTATCTAACGTCCGTGTTACTGCCTGTGAGTATAACTCACGACTAGGCTCTTCGTCAAGCCATATGCAATCAACGCTTCTGCCCTGCCATTTCTCAACCTGCATCTCGTAGGCTTTGAAGAATAAAGAGGAGTTCCCCCCAGAGACATGGCGAATAAGTGCCACGCTCTTGGCGTTGGGTACGCCGGGTTTCCGTTCTGTCTTTAGGATACAGCTTCTTGGTATAGCGCCAGAACCAAAAGCCTCTGGATCATCCGGGGAACCCAATAATTCAAATTGTACGATATCTCTGGTGGTTTCATTTGAAACCCCGCCAGCCCATGCTACAATGGGTTTAGTGTACCTGCGGCCATTCCACCACTTTGGGTAAAGGCCGGTTACATGGTAGGCTAGCTCCGCTGCCCCACAATATGATTTCCCAATGCGGTTAGCAGCCATGAGGAGGCGCTGGTTCGCCTCTGAGCCTGTTTCGTGAAAATTCTTCTGGTACGGGTAAGGGTCGTAGAAATCTAGTTTGTTGAAGCGTTCTCTAGTTCTTATTTCCCTAGCGATTTCTACCGCTTTTTCCAGTTCTACCCTTGGGGGTATGGATCGCTTGGCGCTCCGCGCCCTTTCTAGTTGCATTATAATGATCCACGCCGTATTGGAATATGTCTCCTTTTATCTAAAGGGCCGAATAAAAAGTTTGGGTCTTCAGTTACCTTATTCCATAGAAGACCGCCCACTTCTCCAGCCAGACCAAGCCACCCAAGTGGCCCCGGTACGGCTGACATGGCAGCGGCTGCGGCTAATTTATCTTGTCCAGCCTTACTATAATCAGATGCGGCTTTTGCCGATAAAGATATGCCCAACCCCGGAATCGCCCTTGACAAAACTTTTGCTGCCGGTTTTGCTTTTCTAAGAATGGGTAATACATTTTCAGCAAGTAATGATTTTGTTGCTTCTGGAAGATTTGTCATCCACAATGGTTTCGCCGATATAGTCTTCAGACCCTGATCTTTGGCCTCAGACACAAATTTCCTATAGTCAGGATTTCGGTGAACTTCTCTATGAGTATCAAAATCAAGCAATCCCATAGTGTCAGGATTTGCGCTATGAGGAAACCCTTCACCCAAACCGCCCCAATGATGAACTTGAGGTAGTCTATTATACGGAAGAACTTTTCTTGCTGGTGATGTTAGAACTGCCCTCTGGTGGAATATAGATTCTGCATCAACCTTATCTGCAGGGGATAAATCATCATACCACTGAGTTGCCTTTTTCCAATCTTCTTTACTAGGATTTTTAGAACCTTCAGTTTTTGACCCTCTCCTTAAAAACATATATTCTCTTGCTTTATTAGCAATAACTCTATATGTTATTTTTCTATCAGGAGTGTATTGTACGCCACCTTCGCTTATTTGTGGTAGAACTTTTGACGGTATATCTTGTGTATACCTTGACACCGTTTTAGCCGTTACGCCAACCTCATCCCCCATCTGTTTTAATGTAAGATTTCCTTCCCTCTTTAATTCCCTAATCTTTTCTATTAGATCGCTTTCAAGTTTAATATGCGAACCGGGGCCGGGTATATCGCCAGCATGTTGTGATAAAGCACCCTCTGACAAACCTAATTTTTTTGCTATTTCAGATGCCCGTTCCCCCGCCTTTTTCCGCCTTCTCATCTCCGCTATTTGGGATGAGGTAATATTTCTCCCACGCATCAGTTCACCAGTTTTGGGATTTCTGAGATATCAGATGTTCCTATTAAAGCCTCCAGTTCACGCTGTAGTTCATCTGTAGACGATTGTTCCACATGAGAGATTTCCTGCTTGATCTTCTCTGTAGGTTTAAGACCGGCTCTGTCCAGTACATCCTTAACTGCACCTAGACGAACAGACTCAGATTCGGCGTTCTGTACTAATTCATTCAATTGGGCTAATGCGCCCGGTACGCAGTCTTGGATCATCTTGCGCTGGCGCTCTTCTATCTCTTTGGCGAACTTATTCTTGAGTTCATAACCCCTCTGTTTAGCATGGGAATACCCAGCCATTTCAGCGGCTCTGGCTGCTTTACCAGTCAGGCAATACTGCTCTATGAAGACTTCCTGTTTCTCAGTTCTCATTCGTACATTCTCGACTTTTCTCTCATCAGTTGCTTGGTGTACTCAGGTATCTCAAGCAATCCCATAGACTCCATTTGTTTCGCTCCGGGTTCATGTAACCTTCCTCCAGTAATTGGAATTGGCTTACTAACTCTTCGTCTACCCCTTCCCGCCGCCTGACCTTCAGGCCCAAGAGTAAATCCTAGTGGACGCATCTGCTCAATAACAGCACCTCCGGCTTCTATACCGCCTACTACCATGTCGTATAAATCTGGTGATACACCCTTACCTTTTCCCTTCCAAGGAATCCAGTCAAAGAATATCCTAGTAGTGTCTGAGCCTGCGGTGACGGCTGTATCTATAGCCTTATGTCCAGTGCCTAACTGATAGGAGTCAAAGTTAAGAACAGCAGCCCTGTCAGGGTTTTTCATATCAAATATAGCCCTGTTTTGTACAGTGGCTAATAGCGTATCCGTAGATAATATATTCTGTCCGACGCTTACATACCCGCCGTGAACCACTATATTCTTTTCTAAATCTAACGCTTCGTAAGATCTAGGCTTAGGCTCTGCAAACTTCCATCTGACATAACTAATGGGAGTGTCTAATTTACCATACTGATTAGGCATTCCCATTGATCTAAAACTCAATGAACCCACATCTGGTCGTGCATCCTTCCATGCTTGATGAGATTGGTTAAACTGATCAAGAACTTCTGGATCCATCTTTCTTAGTTCTGCTATGATGGATTCTTTTGTAGCGGATTCTCCCTGCTCCTTCAGTATTCTCTGAACCTGATGGATTAATGGCAGTTGACCTTTGAAACTAAATGCGTTCTGACGCCAGTTGCTAGGATATGTGGCGTGTGATCCATCCTCCTTAAATCCACCCCTTTCCTTCATCTTCGCTATATTCTGGCGAATCTCATGGAAAGGCTTTGATGAAAGGTGTACGAATGGCTCTACGGCCATATCCTTCACAAACGGGAGAATGTGAGCATCTATCATATTCGGGTTGTTTAGTGTTTCCCCTAGATACTTACCCATTACAGCCTCTATGTCTGTGGCTGATAGTCTACTTGAGAGAGTTCTGACATTATCAGGAAACAGATACTCGCCGAAATTCTCCCTGAACTGTGCTGTTCTTGGATTATGAGGTTGCATCTTCTCTAGTGACGCGAGTATATGACCTAACTGACCATGAAATACATCACCTAGGTAATCTACTCTTTGTTGCTTTTTTGGCTTACCGGTTTCTGCTGATACAAGAGATTTCTTCCTTTCGATATTCTGAAGAACGTGCTGCATAGCCTCAACTACATTCGGTGTAAATCCATCAAGAGCGTTGGCTGCGTTCTTCCGCTGTCTTAATGCGATTAAAGTCATATCTACGGCATGGAATCCCTTATTCAAAGCATTACCATACCAATCTGGTACATTATACTCCTTACCCAAGAACTCCATCTTAATGTTCCTACGATCATTGATCATGGGAAGTTGAAGGTTAATCGTATTGAATCGATTATCCCCCACCCTTTCTACTGCTTTAGAAAGGATATCGCTTTCAGGCCCAAGAATCTTTTGCGCCCCTTTAGCGGCCTGTATCTGGGCAGTTCCAGCGGTCTTGGTTGCTAATCCGGGGCCATATTTTATAGCCCCATGTGCGGCAGCGAGAGGAACTCCATATTTAAGAGTGGAGGCGGCTAGATTACCACCGTATCC